GTGTCGCCACGCACTTACAACAATTTCCGCACATGGTGCCAGTCTTTCTGCAAATGGATGCTCCGACAGCGATACGTTGATGCTGACCCACTGGAGAACATTACACCGCTCAAGGAACCGCAGAAGACACGACAGCCTCTGCCCACCTCTGTCCTTCGGCAGATAAAAGCATACCTTGAACCAAGAAACAAGCATTTCCTTCTCGCCGTGATGATGGAATACTACTGCTTCATCCGTCCAGGAGAGCTCTCGCAGATACGCATCGGCGACATTGATGTTAAGGCGCACTCCATCTACATCGGTGCAGACATCTCCAAGAATGGCAAGGCTGAGGTCGTGGGCCTTAACCGCTCGATCGTCGCACTCATGCGAGAACTCCATGTACTGCGACACCCCAAAGAGTGGTATCTGTTCTCCAACCGGTGTAGACCAGGAAAAACGAGACTTGAGCCTCGCATGTTCCGAGACCGATGGGTGAGAATGAGAAAGCGACTTGGACTGCCAAAAGAGTATCAATTCTACTCACTGAAGGACTCAGGTATCCGTGACCTCGCCAACGCTGAGGGCATCGTCATTGCTCGTGACCAAGCTCGGCACTCCAGCGTTGCGGTTACTAACAAGTACCTTCAAGGTCGTGACCACCCAGTCCACATCGAGACGGTGCGCTTCAAAGGGGCATTGTGATACGACGAGAGGAGTCGGCTCTTACCGCAGAGATGGGAAAGCGTCTGAAAGGCATGATTGATGAGTTTAACGGCACTATAAAAGCGTCAATCAACAATGAGACTCTTGTTTTAACCACATTAGACCAGACTTCTGCGATAATAAATATATCGGGACTTTCTAAATCAACTGTTGGTGCGGCTCCAAGTGGTACGGACACAGCAACCTTTACGATCAGCGGCAGCAGAATAACAATGCCGATTACAATAGCTGTGAGCGACAGCACCCATTTCTCGCTGTCTCAATCAAGCATCAGCGCACCAAGTGATGGCGTTTTAGCAGACACCACAATAACAATCACATTTACTGCTCCATCAGATGCGACAGTTGGCGACACATTCTCTTGTGCAATAACCGTGACATACAATGGGCAGACAGCTGGCACCCTGAATTTATCGGGAGTTGTAGCGCAAAGGAAATCGCAGGGTGACACATTTAATGTCGGTGTGCTTAAATATGTTGTTCTCACGGATACAACAAAAGTGTCAGTGGAACAAATTGACCTCGCTACTACTACAGGCAACGTTGTTGTGCCTTCATCGGTGCAAGATGAGAATGGGTTGTACTATTCGGTGACCGAGGTTGCAGACAACGCATTCAAAGCAAGTTCGGCCAATGCCTCACTAACTGGGCTGCAACTCCCCGAAGGTATCACCAAGATTGGTTCAAGTGCATTATATAACCGCACCGGCATCACATCGTTTGTTATACCAAATTCAGTTACAGAACTTGGTGCTGCTTGCGTCTATGGTTGCACTCAACTTGCAAGCCTCACAATCGGCACAGGTGTCACAACAATACCTAACTATTTCTATGGCAAATGCGGTGATGGCAGAGAACTTGTAGTTCCCAACAATGTCACAAAAATACAAAATCAATACACATTTGCTGACACAAAATTCAATCTTCTTGATATTGGCACCGGTATTACCTCAATAGATTGCAGACCGACAATGAACACTGGCTCAGTTGTGATCATTCGTGCTGCTGCAATACCCACAAAAACGGGGTATCCATTTGGCAAGAACGCAAGTGGGCAATACAGTGCGCCTTATTTGTGTGCTGCTACTCTTAAAGTCCCATCGGCATTGGTATCGACATATCAGAACACTGCTGGATGGGGTGCCGCTGATGGCAACGGTAATGGCATGTTCACAGGTTCAAATCAAATAATCTCAATATAATTATGGCAATCAAAAATATCGAATTAGATGGGACTTCCCATGAGATAGGATGCAAGGCGGTCAATGTTGACTACAATAACACTAATGTCAAATCTGTGCTGGACTCGCTCATTCAGCACAGCGGTGGTTTGCCGAACGGCAAGGTTGAGTTGAGGATATTGTTTATCGGCAATTCTTTGACACAAGATGCAGTGGCTTATCTGCCTCTTGTGCTTAATGAGTTCAAGGACTATATCGACTACAAGATTTATTTGTGGTACAATGGTGGCAAAACCCTCTCACAGTTATATACCATTTTCACGAATAACACCAAAGCGGAGATTTTTTCGGTTTGCGAAAATGCTGTCACTTGGACTAATTACGCAAATACGGTTACAATGGCAGATGTGTTAAGCACATACACCGACTTTAATATTGTTTCTTTACAGGAGTATTTCAATTATAAGAGGTCAACTGGTTACACAAATGAGGACAAAGCAGCCTTCAACAATATCGTGTCATATATCTCTGCAAGGCATGAAGGCGATTTTGATGTATATTCTTATTGGCATCGCCCATTAAGTGTTGCAGATGGAAATTATTCGGACTTGGAGGTGGCAGAACAAGTCTTTAATCTCACAAAGAGTGGCATTGAGTGGCAGCTTGGCACTACGAATGGAGTTAAAAATACTGCCAGCATTGGCATTATACCATGCGGTGTTGCTGCTTATCGGGCTATGGCTGTGCCTATGCTTGATGCGCTTGGTTCTGCTGGTCACGCATCCGCAGACGGCACACACGCACAAGAAGGTTTGCCATGCCTCATGCAAGCATGGGTTTTAGGACAATGGGTGTTTGACACACTTGGGGTGCCTTTTGATGAAGGCAATTCAATGATAAGATGCACAAGCCAAATGATTACAACCCTCAATGTGCCTGGAGGCAATGGGTCGATGATTGCTGGCACTGAGGAAGAAAACCAAGCAGCAAGGTCGGTCGCTTCAAATGCTTATCGAGAAGGAGAATATATTGAAGTCAACGCCCTAAATAATGTAGTTGTATAATATAGACAAAGCGCAGAGAAAACACTCTGCGCTAATTTACACTGTGTTCCCTTCTGCATCCTTCCATGTGCGGTTCTCCTCGTCCACACAAATGACTTCTTTCCCAAGTGTGGTGTCGTAGAACCTTTGCAGATAGTTGACATTATAATAGCCATTGCGCTCTGTTGTTGTACCCGACAATTTCTGCGAAGTGTTAACAGTCCTCATGTTGTGACCATGACCATACTCCCAAAATTGAGCATTCTCATTGTTCCCAGCACCTTGACCTTGACAATAGGAGATGCTGCCTCTAAATGTGCCAGCAGTCCCCTCTTTGGCAAAATCTCCAAGCACACCGCCAGGGGTATTGGCTGCATTGCGTTCAATGGAAAAGGCTATCATCTCTATTTCTTGCTTGCCACTATTATAATAGAAATATGGGAGATTGACACCTCTCTCGTCACCGCAATTAATAAGCACAATCGGGTGTGTAGCGGAACTGGAGAATGTGCCGTTTGAGCCACTATATCTATACTTGCCGAATACCCAACCAGTAACGCAGAAGATTGAAATAACATGGGTGCAGATAGTCCACTCGGTATTGATGCAGATGCCTTCGTTAAAGCCGCTTGCATTGGTGTCCGTTATCTCGCTTCCGTATGTGCCATTCGGTCCTTGACCTATAAAACGGATGCCTATACAACCCTCAACGGCAACTGCTGGGGGGTTGCTAATGTTGACCGTATGACCATCATATCCATTTGTGTAAGCGGTTGCCCTAATGCTATGTAGTCTTGCATAACCACCATATTTGTAGAGGTCGAGCGCAACAATTTTCTTTTGGTTCCATGGAAATTGGAACCCCACATTTTTAATTTCCACATGACCGCCATAGTTAGTGTTGTCATATACTGCAACCATTGAGTATTGTGTGCTGTCATCAAGTGCCTCGTAAGCGGCATCGCTCACATGGATAGTGGGGCGCATACCTGATGCCCATGACTCTCCCTCAATAATGATGCTATTGCTATTGGGGTAATATGGTGCGCCAACTGGCGATGTATTGGCAAGCAGAAAGGCATCACTTGTAGAATTGTAATTTTTGGTTGGTGCATCAAGGTAGTAATCGCCTCGCAACAACTTGATTTTTTTGCCGATTATCCTTGCACCCTCAAGTGCGCTGTTAAGCACTACCTCATCGTTAGTGCCAGTGCAGACCGCATCAGCGAACTCTTTGAGATTGTTGGGTGTGTTGCTTGCTGCTATCACAAACTCTTCATTAATTGGCTTTTCAGCATACAACACAAAACTGGCGGTAACACCTCTATTTGCTGCTTGCACAAAGATGTAGCCATCCTCTTCAAATGTGACAAACCCTGCGCTTATGGTATTTCCGTTATTTGGTGTTATTAATGAGGTTTCAGCCCCACCATAAGTGCTGCTGAATGTCACCAAGTCTCCTGTGCCATCGTCTTTACAGTCTCCAAGGAAATAAAGCACATTGCCCTTTCTTACACGAATTTTGAACATGCTTTTATTGTAAGGTTGAGATAACTGCGGATATTTTATTGGAATAATGCTCGCAATGTTATCTTTCCCAGTCACTTGTGCCATTGGGGTTATCTCCACACTTGCTGCGCTGTGGTCTTGACCGCTTGGAGTGTAAAGCACAATGAAAATATATCTCTCACTTGGTGTAACCTCAAACTCTATGGTTGTCTGCCCACTTGCAATGGTTGCCAATGTGGTTGTGGTTGTGGCTGTCTTTGCTCCTTGTATATACGTTGCACCATTAGATGCTGCCGATAATGTGACTTTGATTTTATAACTGCAATAAGGGTAAAGCGCAGAATATGCCCTTGTGACGGTGCTTGACTGCTTGGATATGGTCGCATTTCTCGTTGGTGCTATGTGCATCTTGTTTACTGCCTCACCAAGCAACTTTCCTTGCTCTGCGCTTAACAACTTGTTCGTTCCCCCAGTTGTCAAATCGTTGACAATATCGCTCTGCGCCAATAACGCATAGCCAAAGCCTACAAATGATGGAGACTTATCGGCTGGGTTGCTTGTGCCGTAGGCTGTATAGATGTACAAATAATGTGCATCGTTTGGTATGTTTTCAATTACCGCAGTGCTGCCTGCGGTTAATGTTTCCCTTGTGCAACCAGTCGCATAGACTACCGTTGCATTGTTTGAATATGTGTTGTTTGGCATCAGCGCATAATAGGATGTTTCGGTTGCGTTGCCAATGAGTTTGATGCTTGACGCATTGCTTGGTATTGGCACAAAAATGCCCCAAAAAGGATATGTGTTGTTGTTGACAATCCACTTTGTCGGGTTAGGGAATGCCTTTACTGCCGTGTATTGCGATATGTCAATCTCTACAATCTTGTCACCGCCACCAGCATTGTCTATCATGCCTTTCAGCACCTTGCCTTGTTCAGCGGTTAGGGCCGACTCGCCTCAACTTAATTGACAGTTAGCCTCACATAGAAGTTAACACACCAGTTTTGCATCGGGTATTTCTTGCCGACAATACTGTTGCCGTTAGCGTCCTTTGGCTTGTAGTCAACCTTCGTGAATGGGTAAGTCTTATTGCCGCCTGAGCTACCGCCGACAACCGACTCCACGGTAGAGTATCCAAACACAGCCGAAATGTCAGGTACACGCACCTTTGCGCCATAAGCATACCCAGTACCAGCAAGAACAGACTCGTCTATGATACTTGCAGTCTCATCATAAGTGGCATCCTTCCATGCCACACCGCCACCTGTCATGCCATCCGATGTCACAGGAGGGTTGTTGGTGTTGCCATCTCGCAAAGATGTGCATTTGTATGTCGTGCCGTTTTTGGTGTATCTCACAACATCGCCGTAAGCGTATGTTGTTGCCGAGTCCCACATGGCTTGGGTGTCTGACTCGGTAGCAGTAGCCCTTGACCAATAAGGTGCTGTCGCAAAATTCCCATGGTCGCCCTCGTCAGTCTTGTATTTGTATAGACTCAACCACTTGTCATAGTCCCTTACATTGCCAGAACCTTGGAAATGACGTGCAGAATATGTGCCGACGTTACCTGCATACACAACCTCAACACAATCAGCCGTCAGTGCAGTGCCTGGAACAATAGTTATCTTCTTACCATCATCGCTCAAAGTGATTGATGATATTGCCACATTGTATTCGGACGAACCAGCACCCTTCGCATTGTTGAGTTGCGAAGCTGTACCTTGCCTTATAACAAAACCATAGTTTGGGCATTCGTCATTGGTGTAGGTATCAAACATCACAGCTCGGTCAAATGTCACCTCAATGTTGCCATTAACAAGTTCTACTGATATCGGTTGCAGTAGAGCCCACTCCACCTTCTTGATGAGTGCATAATACATGGCCTTTGCGATATATTCACCGTACCAGCGATAACCATTCATCGCCAAGTGACCGCCATTGTAGTCAGGCACTGGATAGTTTGGAGCAACAATCCACATCGTGTTGAGTTCGTCAGCAAGTTCGTAGGTGGCTCGGTTGATGGTGAGAAATGCGTTGCCAATCCAACCGCCGCCAAGAGCATAAGCAAAGAATGGAGGTGGTGCAACTTGGTTGCTCGCTCCAAAGATTGATTGAGCATGAGCATAAATGTCATCATACAGGTCATGCAATCCTTGCTTGTAAGCATCAAGGCTGCCACCAAAGTTAGATGCGTGCCTTGCATACCACTGAGCATAAGTGTCGTTTATATAACTCGAAGAATAATCGGTTTCACCTTGGCACCAAATCAATGAACAAAGTGATATTGTCTTGCCCTCTGCATCCGCTATCGCCTTGAGTGCGGTGAGGCAAGGTATGACTCTCTCTGTCATGTATGATGTGGATGCCCATGAATAGCGGTCTTCGTCAGCAAAAAGTACGAGCGAGCGACCCCCGACACCGAGAGAGCAAGCTATGAACTTCGTGTTAGTGTCTTCGGGGTGTGCCTTATGGTAGAGGTTCACAAATGCTTTCACAGCAGACACGACAGGGTCTTGCTGTGCATACATTATGCCATCGACTATCGGCAATCTGCCTGTGTTGAGTGGTACAAGCTCATTACCGCTTGTAGCATGGACACCACCGGGCAGCATATAACAACCATCAACTGGGTCATCGTCAAATCCTGCTGCACTTTCTTGGCCTATTGATAGCGATTGACCATACATCAAAATTACAGCATAGTCAGTCTTGCCGATTTCTTGATAGCCGAGGACTTCTCCAGTATCTTCCACATAGGGCAAAGGTTTCACGGCATCAATCTTCCCTTCAAGATAATCTATTGCATTGTCTGCAACCTTTGCATCACGATATATTCTTACACTCAAACCACGGCTGTAATAGCAAGAAATCTTTACATACATATCGGCATCCGCTGTATATGCATACTTCTTGACTTCAGGCGTATTGTTTGGAGAAGTGCCAACCAACAATCGTTGTGCGCTCATTGATACACTCTCATCTGCCGATGATAGTTTGACAAGTGCGCTTATGCGGCCATCTGCATAGCAGTCAAACTCAATAGTTTCACCATTTTTCAGTTCTATCGGTGTTGTGGAAAATTGATTGCTTTGCCTTACAAAGACCTGTGGAGTCGCATTTATCCAATACGGGCTTGACCCATAATCAATCTCAACAGGATTGACAACATAACCGTTAGGCTTGACCGCATCATTGAGCATATCAAGATGGCGAGATACGTTGAAACCGTCCTCGCAGAAAACCGCATCACTATGAGTTAACGGCATTATGCCGTTTCCGTTCTTTTTGAGTTGTTCTATTTTCATATCGCTAAATATTATTCTTCAACATAATCACTTAACTTCAACATCTGCGTGCCATAACTATCGGCCACTGCTGGGTAATTTGTTCCCCAATCGGTGGCTTGATAGGCATCAAAAGCCTCATCGGGGACATACAGTTTCCCGCCTTTCTTTTTCCATGTATATTCGTAGTTGGGAGGTGTGGTTGAACGCATCACTATTGTTTTCAAATCGTTAGACGTGCTTGCAAGTGCAGTAGCTTTTAATGTGGTGACCGACTCGCCCAAGTCCACAACTCGCAAACCAGTGCAATTCCTAAAGCAGTTTAGAGGAATTGTCGTCAAAGTGTTGCTTGTCTTAATCTTTACCAATGATGTGCAACCCATGAATGTGCCACCAAAACTGTCTCTTGTGGTCAAGGCACTTATTTTACTTATATCAATAGACTCAAGAGCACTGCAACCATTGAAGGCCCCTTCGTACAAACTTGTGACACCAAACTTCCCAAGCTCATCAAAAGATGTTATCTCGGTATTGCCCTTAAACCAGCTGCCCTGCGAATAGCCAGAGCCTATTCGTGTCACAAGCAACGCCTCTTCTTCAGTGATGTAACTCGGGTTAGCATGAGTCGTGTTGGCAAGTATGATAGTTTCAACCGCTGAGTCAGCAAACTGAACTGGAATATTACCTGCCTCGGCAGCTACTGCCGTGATTACGACATCGCCCGTCACCTCTGCTATAGTTATCACATTGTTACTATATGCAGTTGATGTAATGTCAGTGCCTCCCATCGTCACGCTGCAAGTGCCGACTGTATATCCACTCGCTGCGGTCAGCGTCACGGTCAGTGCATCGCCAAAGTTCACGGTGTCTGCATCAATGGAAGAAGTCAAGTCAGTAAGGTTCTGTATAAGCGAGAACTTGATATTCAGAGCCACCTCTGCCAGCCCGGTGTCTTCCGAGTCAATCGTCGCCTCAATATTGTCAATCATACCCTTCAACGTCTTTCCCATTTCAGCAGTGAGTACCGACTCCTCTCCACCTTCTGTGAGGTTGTTGACAAGAGCCACTTCGCCAAGATCAACACCATCGTGACCGTCGGCACCAGCTGGGCCTTGTGGCCCTTGCAAGTCCACGCTCTGATACTTGCCGCTCAAAGTGTCGCCACCAGAACCGACATAGACGTACAGCATGGTGTCAAGGATGTAGGCCTTCTCCTGTTCCTCTGGTGTGGGGTTTGCTGGCAGATCGCTTGTGCTCTCAATGGGCACCCAGCCCTTGATGCTCTCCTCGGTGATGACAACCGACGAGGCAACGAGTTCCTTCAACTTGCCGAAGGCAACCTTCTTGCCTCCGCTAATCTCAAGATTGTCCGTGTCGGCAAGAGCGGTGACCGCAGTGAGCTGGTCTATGGTCTTGCCATTCGTCCTTAACGCAGCGATGACCGCCGCAACAACTTCCTGTAATTCTTCTGGTGTCATATCTCAAGTATTCTAATGTTAGTATCGTCATCAATTCTGTTGTAATCCTCGTCAACCCTGCGGATGGCGACTTGGTTCTCTTCATCGAAGTCAGCGTCGATGCGCACAGTTTTGCGTAACTGCTGTGTGAACACGAAGGAGTCAAGTCCTTCTATCAAGCTCTCCATGCTCGGCACGCTACCGCCTTCACGCACATAGCGCTCTGCATTGACATATACGAACTGGCAAGTGAGCAGTCGGTTGAGCAAGGCACCGAACCACACAGGCACTCCGATGCTGTTGCCCATCGTGAAGGTCTTGGTGATGTAGTCGCTCGCATACAGCTCAACGACATCCTGATACTGCGTGGTGAACTGCTCGTTGTCCACACCGAACTCCCAACCGCTATCCTTGAAACCGCCAGGGACACGGAAGTCGAAGAAGTAACGCACTCCGTCAATGACAAATGCCACGTCATCACGCTGCTTGTTGTCCTTGTTGGCATACTGCAACAGCGTGGTCCTTGAAAGGATACCTGTGTCGCTCGTGACACGGAACACGTCGCTGGTCTTGTCCTCTATCGTCAGCTTGTAGAACCCGTCCGACAGACCACAGAAGACATGGAAGTAGATTACCGTGTCCTCGTTAATCTCCCACTCGTTCCATGTGATCGTGTCAACGACCTCATCGGTGCAGGCATCATAGAGAGTGCCGGTCGGTGCGGTATCCTCGGCATCGGCAACGACCTGTATCATTATCTGGTCGGTCGGCGCAAACACTTGCGTGTATCGGCTGTGAAGACCGTCGGAGGCGTTGCTCCCAGCGAAATTCAGCGGTGTAAATGGACTTAACTTCATATCTCGGTGATTTCTTTAACTATTAGTGTATATTTCACTCCGTTGCGCTTGCCGTAACGACACTCGGCCTCTTGAATGAAACCTGTATAGCGGTAGCCCTGCCAATCCAGCTGCACCAAAGCGTTGAGGTTGCTCGGCATCACCATGTCGTCGGTCTCAAACTCAATCTCTCCAGCGGTGAAAAGGTTGTCGCCTTCTTCAACCGTGACATCGGTCAACTGGTTGTCGCCGTCGCTGGCAGTCATGGAGAATGTCACCTCATCACCGTTGCCCATGGCAGAGAGATAAGCGGCATTGCGCTCCATGCACAACTCTGGGTTGAACACGTCGTTGTCATCGGGCTCGTAGCGAGGGTTGAAACCTTGCTCGGTGGTGTAGTGCACGAAGAACACATCCTCATCGGCTTTATCGTCGGTGGAGCTGTTGTTGCTCTTGCGTGCCGTGAACTCTATACCATACGAGTCGGCACGGTACTTGCTCGTGAGAGCATACTTCTTGTCGGTGAGGTTGAAACCAGTCTCGTAGTAGTTCATGAAGTTCTTTTCGTACCTACCGTCAATCTCGCTGTAGTCCTTCTTGGCGAAACCTATCTCAATGGTGGCATAGATGATATTGTCAACGGCCGAGTAGTTGAACTCGTTCAGACTCACCACTTCCTTCGACACAATGTCGGGGAAGACAGTAGAGCGGTGCATGAAGTGCACGCAGTTCCCCTCAATGGCATAGGTGTAACCGAAGACACACTCCATCCAGTCGCAGAACTGCTGGAAGGTGGAGTAGATTTTGGCTGTGCCTATCTGCCTCAGGCTCTCACCGGCAATGAGAGCAGTAGAGGCGATTAACCCTTCATCGTCTGCGTCAATAGTGACGGTCGCAGTAGGGCAGATGCTCTGCACAAGGCGAGTGGCGAGGACAGCCGGGGAAATGCCAGTGACACCGAAGGCGTTCTCCACAGGATCGCTCCAATCTGCCTTGATGTAGAAGTCCTCATGGTCTTTGACGAGGAACATCTTTCCTGTTAACTCAAGCATGATATGGGTGCCACGCATAACGAGTGGGTGAGGACTACCACCTTCGGGCAGCACATAAGTGTAGTCTATTAGGCGGTCTTGCTTGTAGTCACCAGCAATGCCCTTGTCAACCCATGCGGTGCCGTTCCACTCATAGATGTGGTTGTCGCTCCAGTATGCCGACGATGTCGGGTCGGAGTTGTTACCGACAACGGCGAACATCCCGACTCTTGAACCAGCAGGAAGGTTTGAGGCACTGGCCTCCACGATGTCCAACGAGCCACCATAGAGCTGACTGTATGTCTGATCGTCTATCGTTATGTGTGAGACATCGTCACTCCACAACGTGGCGATTTTTGCCCTTATGTTGGTGTCACTCTCGCTCTCTACCAAAGTCCACAGCTCCATATTGCTGGAATGCACTTGTCCGTCCCTCTGCTCACCGTACTTGTCTTTGTCAAGCCAACAACGGACTGTACCCCTAAAGTCAAGGCTCAGCTTTGCGCCATACTCGTGGGAGAGCATGAAGAACGAGTTCTCGGGCAGTCCGTCATCGCCGTTGCTCTCGTCAAACGGCTCAAGATATGCCTTAGAGATGACCGCTGACTTGGCGGCTACAAACTGGAGGCATACGCTCTTGTCTTCGTTAGTGCCGGGCACGTTTTCGCTGAGAGGGAAACGCCAATAGGCATAACTCTTCAACTCCATGCGAGTGATGTACACAGATGTGTAGTTAGGGAAGAAACTGGTGACAGGATACTCGTACTTCTGCGACTTCTTCGCCTTGATGAGTGCAGCCAACGTGTTGTCAAGCGCATTGATCGTCAACACTCCCTGGTTCTTCTCTATCGTAGAGAAGTCAAGTGCCTCCTCGTACTGCTTCTCCCAGCCCCATGTGTCGGTGAACGTGTGCACTGCCACACTCGCCGAGGCCTTGAAACCGTCGGCAAGGTACAACTCCCACAGAGCGTCGGCAATCTCGCCCACGAACTCGAACTCGGTGGAGAACGAGCGCATCACTCCCGAATAGTCCGTGCGCTTCAACGAGAACGAAATCTCGTCCCAGTTATTCAAGCACTCGTCGGGGATGTCGACAGTAGTCTGTCCTATGGTCAATGTGTACTTTGTCAGCATACCGACAAAGTTAACCGCTATTCCAGTCGCTTTCTCAAATCTCCAAATTCTTGATGACCAAGATAACAACCGAAATAGCGGTAACTTATTGATAGTTAGTGATTATTCTTAATCACTAACTTAGTCACTCGCAGTGACTCACTTCACCATGTCGCTGGGGCACATCAGCGCATTGCCGGCGATGTAGTCATAGGGGAAGATAGCGTTCTGCGCCTTGGCGATGACGGTGGCCGCTGGGTTGGGAGGCAGCACACCCTTGCCTTCCTCGTTGACTACCATGATGACATTCTCGGTGAGGGGGACAATTTCTATATACCCCTCAACAAAGCCCTGCAGCTCTTCCAGGGTGAAGTCCCCACCATTGGCAGGGACAACACCGATGGCTTCGCCGTCGCTTTGGATTAGAAGACCAGCCTGCTTTTTCATACGGCCATTGCGATAAAGTTCTCAACTCTGAATGAACGGAAAGCGTTCTTCTTGGTGTCCCAATAGCACATGGTCCCGAAATTGGGCGACTTGGAGCTGCGGCGAGAAGTGACACCTGCAGGTAGGTTGCACAGGGTGCCGTAGGCAACTCTTGCGCTGCCATCGACCTTCTCAAAGTAGAATTTAACGACTCCCTTTCGCATGTCCTTTACAAGGCGGTAAAGCGTCCATGCTTTCTTGAGGGCTGCACTCCAAGTGTAGTTTTGGGTGCCGAAGATGTGGTGTGCATAGTTCATGACTCTCACGCGGAAATTTGTAGTTTTCATAATCAAAAAGAATTAAATGTTTGACTTATAGTTAATTATTACACTGTAAAGATAGCGTAAATTGACAATAGACGCAAATTTTTGAACTTCTAAATTTCGTCTCCCAACTCTTTTTAACTCATTTGGTCTCAATGCCTTGTCTAATTAACATGGACTAACTTTGCCAGCATTGCCCTTGCATCGTGGATGCGCCGCTTCACAGTTCCCGGCGGTACGCCCCTGGCACTGGCTATCTCGGAGATCGAGAAACCCTTGGCGAAGTCGACGAGGGTCTCGACGCTCACCGACCTGTGGCTCAACGCACGCACAAGAGCAAGGACCTCATGCGCCATGACCCACCGGTCCGGCTCACTGCCACCAGCGCTGTCCCAGTCACCCAACGGCTGTGTGTTCATACTCTCAAGCCTGTTCTCCGTGTTGAGGTAGAGGTTGCGCATGATGGCCCGGCACCATGGCAGCAACGGACGTGACACGTCGAAAGACTCACGAGCCTTAATCGCCCTCTCCACCGTGTCGGCGGCAAGGTCATAGGCTCTCTGTCTGTCGTGGGGGTAATACTGCCTCGCCATGAGGATGAGGGCGCTGTACGCCTCCACGAGAGCGGAGTCAAAGTTCACGGCTCATCAGAAGCATCTCACGGGCGGCCTGCTTCATCTGTGCTATAAGTTCATCAATGCGGTTGTTCCTCTCCATCTCGGCACGCAGCTGGCGCACCTCCTTCTTAATTGCCCGCACGTTATGGTGTAGGTTGTTTCTCTTGTGTTTCATCGCAGTTGTTTTTTTAAATTAGTATTAAGGTGCTGTTGTCGGTGCAAAGGTATAGTAGCATTGTGCTGAAATTAAGCACATGCAAACAAACTTATCTTAAAAATTGGTATTTTTACCTTATTTTGGCGGCTATTATGGGCATTTTGCAAACTTTTAAAGGGTTGAAATCGTGTGTTTTATGGCTTATTTTCCACTTAAATCAGCGGAAATTTCGTGGAAATTTCGTGGGAATCAGCGGAAATTTCGCTTATTTCCCGTGTTTTTCCCGTGTTTTTTCCGTGTTATCTGCCCTTTTATCTGCCCTTTTAGAAAGAAAAAGGGCGCGAAACACTTCGCACCCTCCAACAATCGCAGTATATAGGTAGGCAAACTGAGAGAATTCACATGAACATCCCCATCATGGCAGGGGCTTTGGCCAACGCCTTGACTCGCTGGTTGGCCTGGTTGACGAGGTTGGCGTAGATGGCGGCATTGGTGGTCGCCGGGTCGATACTCATGCGCAACGTCGCCATGACATGCGCTATCTCGCTGTTCCATGACCGGCGAACCCTGTCGGCATCGCTTACTCCCTTGCGCTTACGTTTCTCGTCCTGCTGCTCCTCGTAACGTTCAAGGTCATACACCGCCTCGTTGAGCAGAGCCTTGCAACGTGACGTTATCTTCTCAGGAGTCGTCAGTGACTCGGTGTCGATGTCCAGCTCCTTAAGCACGTCGATGGTCATCTCGCTATGCTTCTGCTCGCAGAGCATGACGAGGATGCGGGCGCATTTCTCCTTCATCATGAGCTTCTGTCCGTCCTCAGCGTCGATGAGGTCCACTTTCGCCTTCGTGGGTGAGGCGATACTCTTGTACTCGTCCATGAGGCGGGCGGCGAGTCGGAGCATCTTCTTCTCTTCACCCACCTCGTGTCTCTCAAGCAACACATTGGCATTGCCACACGAAAGCTCTATGAGGTCTTTCAGCATCAGTTGGTCAAGTCTCTCTATCATATCCGTTGGGCAATGTAAGCGTTGAACTTCTGACGTTTCATCTCTCGGCGGATGGTGCCACGCACGGCACGCAACTCACTGGTGACCGCTTTGGTGTTGTTGACCATGCGGCTCTCAAGGGCCTGATAGTCGTTGATGATGACTGGAGAGTTGCCACCCTTGCCACGAGGGAGCGACACGGCGAGATCTGCGCCCTTCTGAATGATGTCGGCCTTGGAGACATCGGGAAGAACCTCTGCTCCCTTTGGCAGGTCAACGACTGTAGGAGTGTCGGGAGTGACCCACGCACGATGCCCGAACATCACGAGCTCCGCTCTGCCTGCGTCGCCCACTACAGCGAGACCTCCAGGGTGAGGCTTGCCCTTGGTTCCCTCGGCATACGCCTTGATGGGCTGTGCAAGAATAGTAGCTACCTGAGCAGCACCCAAAGCGCCAACCAAGATAGAGAGAGGAATATTAGGTAATGCCTCAGTCACAGCGAGAGAGGTAGCGATAATTGCTTGTGCAACACTATTCGCCTTCTCAACAATGGCCTTCTTGTACTCGAGCGATGCCTTCTTTTTCTCCAGCTCCTCCTGTCGTTTCGCGGTTGCAGCCTCTGCTTCACGTTTGCGCAACTCAGCCTCCTCACTCGTTATTATGTCATGCTCGGCCAACGAGTCAATATGGGCGATCTGCTGGTCATGCCACTCGGTGTTCTTCTCCATGGCCTCCTCTATCTTGGCTATCTGACCGTCGTAGATGCTGCCCATTAGGTCGGCAATGGTGGATAATGAATTCGCTATCTCGTCAATCCACTTTTTGACGAGTTCTTTCTCTTTCTCTCTCTGCTCCTCTCGCTTGTCGGCGGCTTCCTGCTCGGCTTCTACCTCCCTGTCAAGGGATGCCTCTGTATGGTCGAGTGTCGCCTGAGTAAGCCCCTGCTTCGCCTTGGCAAGCTGCTCATTGATTTCCTTGCGGTCTTCGGCTGACAGGTTCTCTTCCGCAAGCTCAGCCTCAAGGGTCTCCACCGTCTTCTGCGCCACGGCGATAGCGTTCCTCTCGGTGATGTCGGCTACTCGCTCGGCATGCTCCTTGCGGATGCGCTCAATAGCCTCGGCATTGCCCTTGGCGGCGTTGAGTTCTCCGAGGTATCGCCTCGTCTCCGCATCAAGCAGCATCTGCCCTTGGGCATTAACTTCCTCTATCTCTTTCTCATATTTCTCTTGACGCAACTCTAACTCCTTATGGGCAACTTCCTCCTTGTGCTTCTGGATGTCATCGTCAAGTTTCTTCACCTCATCGGCGGCGGCCTTCTGTATCGCCTTGCCTCGCTCAGTGTACACCAACTGCGCCTCAGCTGACAGCTGGCGGTACTGGTCTTCGGTTATCTTACCTTGGGCAAGAGAGTCCTTTAGGTCTTTCATGTACTGCTTGTACTTGTCCTTGTTCTCCGAAAGGTCCTTGTCACGCTGCTCCGTGATGGCCTGTATCATGATATCCTTCCATTCCTGCGAGTACTCTTCCACGACCTTCGACTTCTTGTTGTTGGTGTCGATGAAGATGTCAAGCAGTATCTTCTGCAGCTCTTCCTCATCCTTCGCCTGCTGCTTCTTTTCAGCCGTTGTCCTTGTGGTACCGCCACGACCGGCCTTAGACGTTGACGAGGTAGTGCCACCTTTCTTTCTCCCTCCCGATGGAGTGGTGGCAGTGGCAGGGGTGAACCCTTCAGCAGAGTAACTGAGGTTGGCGACAGCCCGCTCGGCAAGACGGTCAATCTCCTTGTTGAACTTCGCCTCGGTCTCTCGGGTCTGCTTCATGGCAGCGTCCTGCACCTGCTTGTAACGCATCTTGTTTATGATGTCAGCACCCTTCTGTGTCAAGGTGAAAGAGTATTCCGAGAAGCCTTTATCGGTCGTGTAGTTGTTCCCTATGGCCCTAATCTCCTCGGCAGAGTAGCCGTTCTGCGCCATCGCCTTTGTGATGTCACCAGTGGTATGCGATGTGGCTATCCTATGACCAGCCTTTGCCGTTGCGAACTTCGCATTCGCCCAAATCTTGTCGATTTCCTGTGTCCTGAGCTGGGCGAGACGTATCATCTCGGCATAGGCCGCCATACCCTCAGCACGTCTCTTTATCGCTGTGGTCACACTTGCCGTGGCGGTAACAAGAACCCTCTCCACTCCATTCACGTTGCTCACCTCAGTCTTCGCTATGCCTGCGGCACTCGCTACTGACTCGAGGTCTTTCTGATGCTGAACGACGAACTTGCGCTTGGCGGCAAGGTCATCACCGAGAGCGTTCCACTGGTCACGAAGCAGCTTGAGCTGCACGAGAGGCTCGGCGACATTATTAGCATAGGTCTGGGACATGCTCTCCACACTCTCCTGATGCAGTTTCGCTGCCGCTGCCGCCTCTTCGTCGGCTTGTGTCGCCTCCTTTGTGGCTTGCGTGTATCCTATAATTAGGCCCACGACAGTCAATATGGCTGTGGCCAGCAGCACATACGGGTTCGCCTTGGCGACTGCGTTGAACGCCTTCATAGCCACGGTCTGCGCTATCGTCGCGCCTGTCTCCTGTGTCCTCGCCTTGGTCTCCAATGCGGTGGCGGCGGCAAGTGCCTTGGTTTGGAGGATGCCGATGCCCTTCATCAGATTGCTCTGCTTCTGCAAGGTGTTCTGGATTACTTGCAGTGCCTGGACAGCCTGCATCGCACGCTGCACACCGAGCATTGACTGCTGCAGCGACTTCTCGCTCAATCCCAACGCCTCACATGAGCTCTGTGCGAGCTGGAAGGTGCTTATCATCAGCTGCCCGCTCTCGGCCATGGTGTCGAACCAACGCGTGTCACTCGCACTGGCATTGATGCTCTGCTTCACGTCGGCGATGATGTCACGGTACTCACCAGCCTTCTCGGTGAGTTCACCTATCTTCTCACGCAAAGCGATGCCCACGTCACTGCGCTGCTCCTCGCTGCTGAGGTGGTTGTACTCCATCGTGAGTTGGGCTATCTCGTTGGTCAAGTCCTTCAACTCGCTCTTGAGCGACTGCGAGGCGATGGCGTAGTTGCCGACGTTGCGCTGGTGCTCGCCCATGTCGGCCGCCAGGTCCTTGAGATGAGCGTCGAGGTTCTGTATCTCCTTCTCCAGGGCGACACCACGGTCGCTCTTGCGCTCCTCCTCGTTGAGCTGCTTCTGCGCCATCTTCAACCGCTCCAAGCGTTGCGAGAGCTGGTTGTACGACCCCGAGGCGGCATTTGCCTCCTTTGTCTCGGCGGCGAGTTCCCTTGTCAACTGCTGGGCGGCAATCTTGGTCTTGTCGTAGGCAGCCATCAAAGTGGCACGTTTTTGGATCGCTTGCTCGGCAGTAATCAAACCTTGTTTCTCTTGCTCGTTGACTTGCTTCTGCGCATCCTTGTTGGCCTTCATCTCGGCAGTGTAACGCGCCAGCAGCTCATAGTTCTGCTGACGTGCGCCAAGCACCTCATGCGCCAACTGCTGCGCCTGTCTATCCTGCTGGAACGCCTCACGCTGGGCCTTGTTGAGGTTCTCCTGTGCTTGCAACTGACGAGAGATGGTGTTGGTGGTGTTCGCCACCACCTTCTGCTGCTGCTCCAACTGTTGGGTGAGCTGCTGTGTCGCTTGCTGAGCGTCACGCATGACGGTGTTGGTGAGCTCTTTCAACCTCTCAACATCGCCAGTAACCTCCACTGGTATCTTCAAACCCTTGGCGAGCTCGCTGGCACAGTCCTTGTACTGCTGTAGCGTCCCCACCATCGCCCTGTCGAGTTCCTCGAGCTGCTGCATCGCCTCTCGTGCGACAACGTCGTTAATCAATGTCTCATTTGCCATATCAATACTGTGTTATGATTTCGATTTCTTGTCCGTTGAATTCCTCACCCTCGCTGACGAAACGGAACTGACCGTCAGGCGAGCGGTATAACACTTGTGCCTTCCCTAAGAGGACGGCTGCTTTCTTGGCAAGTTCTCGCTGGTGCTCCATGTCCCTACGCCACTGCTCCTGTATGCATCTGCAACTCATAGGTTCTGCATCCAACTTTTAAGCCATGGCCACAGGAACGACTCGTTGAAGTGTCCCACTGCGTTCTCGCTGAGCTTGAAGATTTGCGAGCCGTACTTGCGCTCAACCAATGGGCCACTGTCCCAACCAGACGTGAATATCTCCACTCCGTTGGACGTGGGGCGACCATCAATAGAGGCGTGGAACGTGCCCACGATGAACAAGTTCGGCACATCGGCTGGGCGGGCAGGGAGGTTGAGTCGCTGACTTGGCTCGGGTGGCGTGATGCGCTGCTTCCATGCAATGTACCTCTCGGGATGACGGTAACAGTTCACCCAGTGTCCCCTGTCCTCGTCGTAGAACCCAGCGTGGGGGTCTTGGAAGTAGGGGTCACTGTCGTAGCTTGGCGACAGCGAATTTCCCTCGCCGTCAATACCCGAATACAGCTGCTCACGGACGGACACCACCATCTCGTGGGAGTTCTGCCCCATGCAGTCCAGCACCTGTCCCTCGAAACCTTCCTTGACGCGCCTGATGCGCTCTGCCATCTCTGCTATCGTCATATCCTCAGAATTTAAAAAGGTGCGCCAGCAACGAGGCGGCGCACCACAAAACTAATGCTTATGAAAAACAAGATCATTCAACTGCTTTCTGCTTTTCCTTCTTGACATTGACCATGCGAGTATAGACGTCCGCCAGCATCTTTACTCTTGTCTCCTCGTCTCGGTCAAGCCAGAAGACATCTTTGTGCGTCTCGATGAACACCTCCTTCGACATCTTGCTGACTTCCTCCTTGACGAATGTCACGCCCTCATACTTCATCAGGCGTAAGGCTCAATGCCGTAAATGCCGTTGGTGCAGAGCACCGACGCGGCCTTCAGCGCGGGAGTTGTACCGCTGCTTACGGTCAGCGTGAGGGCATTGGTGGCAGCGTCATAGGTGGCGGCGGTCACACCAGTCATTACGTCTGCGGCATGGTCTGCAAGCAACTCACCATACTTGGCGGTGGCGTCGCCCTTGCCGTAGAACTCGATGAGCTTGTAGTTGTTGCCGCTGGTTCCCTGCTTCTCCAAGGTCACAGGCATCAAGCCATAGACAGCGGTGGTGGCACGGAATCCGAGAGGCTCAACATCAAGGTTAATCATGTACTCCTCGACGTCCTCGTACACAACGTTCAGGACAAGTGACTCCTTGTCGCTTGCGCCTGGGTGGTCGTTGCCGCTTGGGTAGATGGTCACAGGAATACCAGCGAGGGTATCGGTGCCATCGTTGAGGCCGTAGAGGTTGTTCCTCTTGTCGATGAGGTACATGTCGAAGGTCTCTTCCACGTTCTTCAAGATTTCGGCACGCTGGTAGTGACGGAACTTGTCGAGGGTGAGAGCGTCATTGCGAGCGCTCATGCCGTTGTAGAAGGTGGGACCATAACCGACCTGCGAGGTCTGAGCCTCGCCGCCGTTGGGCTCCCAGTTGATGATGGTTGGGAAACCATAGGCACGGTTGGGTACGTCGGCATGGCATGCGGAGCGGATTGACTCAAGACTCGAGTAGTCCAACTTTACGCCATGCTTCATGAGAATGACAGACTTGATTTTGTCGTAGTCAATCTCGCATACGGATTTGCCGGTGAAGAAAGAGTTGCCGGCACAAGTTCTAATTCTTGCCATATTTTATCTACAAGTTTGATTGTTAACGATTATTTCCAATGAGCGGATGTCGATAGCATCTATCGGCTCGCTCACCTCCTCGCCATTGGGGGTCAACGCCCCGTAACGGCCGTAGTCGAAATTCTTGCTCATCGTATGGGGAACATACTCAATCTCGCCATAACCCCAGTCGAAACGAGGGTCAGTCAACAATACTTCTATCAATTTCTCGTAGATAGGCAACAATACGCGCTTGAACGAGGTCTCCATACGCTTCTCATTGAACCATTCCTTCCTCGATGAACAGGCGATGATGAGGTTTATCTTGGTCTTGTACTGGTAGTCACCCGAGTCTACAGTCACCACATTCGGAGTCTGCAACGCAATCAAGGGGAACTTGACAGGCATGGAGGCCGAAGCCTTCGAGCGCACGTCAAGCACGTCCTTGATGTACTGAGCAGAACCGTAGATGTAGTTGATGCTGACACCATCGACTTCCTCGGTAGTGCCGTCAGGCTTGGTCTTGATTATGGTCACGGCCTGACCCACCGCCTCTACAATACTGCGGAATATGTCCTCTATCTGGTCCATCATAGGTTGTACTGGTTAATGGGAGTTATCATCTCGACATGATAGAACACATCATAGGCGCTGCCCTCCGCCCACTCAACGAATTTCTTGTTGAGGTTCACCATGTCATTCCATACCTTCACCATGCGCTGGCGTGGCGACTGGTACTCGTTGGCCGACTTCAACAGCATTAGACCGGTGATGGTCATGGTCTGATTGGCGTCGCCTACGATTTTGAAATACACATAGTGAGCGAACGAGAGGCGCAGCTGCTCACACAATGCCTCCAAGTCATCATCAACGTTGTCCTCGCTCTCCGACTTCCACACGAGGTAGGTGGTGACGGTATCACGCAAGACGCTACCCACCATCTTGTCCAGGAACTCGTCTTGATACCGCTCGATGTAAGCGGTAATCTGCTCGTCCACGGCATACGCGTTCGTGTCGAGGGCGTCGGTCGGCTTGGCGTTCATGATCTGCAATGGGCCGACATAAAAGTATGAGCAATCTATGAGGTTCATATCAGTCGTTTCTTACTTCTTGCCTTTCTTGACGGGTTTCTTCTTATCGGTGACGGCGACCTCTTTGGTGTCTTCCACCTCGGCAGTCTTCTCGTCCTCTACTACACCCTCCACAAAGGGAGTCACAATGATTTCTCCCTTTGCGATGCGGATGCGGTTCTCTCGAAGAACAACGTCAATAGCTGGGCCTTCAATAATATACTTCATTACGATGCTGCTTTAACAGTCACGTTACATACGTCTTTGTAAGTGGTTCCACCTACTGTGATTGATGCGGTGATGACGGTAGTACCGGTTGCCACACCAGTCACAACGCCTTTGTTGGAGACGGTAGCCTTTGCTTCTGCGCTGGAAGCCCAAGTGACCGTGCTGCCCTCGGGGAGGACAGAGGCCTTGAGCGTTACAGACTTGCCAACGACTACCTCAGCCTCACATTCATCAAGGACAACCATGGCATTTACTCCACGCATCTCAACGATGGAGATGTCTCCGAGGAACTCTCGGATTCTATTCTCCTGAAGTATATTTGGCATGGACCGTCCGGAGATGACATAGATACTGTTAGTCTCGGCACCCATAGTCAGTCAGCGGTGATAGCGGTTTTAACACTTGCAAGGTCGCCGTATGCGAATGCCCAAGGCATGTAAACTGGGAAGATGAGCTCTTCCTGTGCGATGAGCGCAACGTAGTTCTTCAGCTTGGTGTTCACGTCCTCTGCCCACTCGAGAGAGAGCGAGGTGTAGTCGATGAGGTTCGCAGCGTTTGCGAAGTCTCCTACGAGGTACTTGCCAACTGGGATGCTGGTCATCTCAATGATGGGGATACCGTTGAGGGTCTTCACACCATTGTTGTTCACGATGAGCGCGAGGTTGCGGCCCATGGTGTCCTTCTCAGCCATGATGCTGTTCACGGTGATTGGGTTCAGCACGATAGCGGTTGGGCTGTACTGAGCGTAGTTCATCACTGCGAAGATGGTGTTGATGACATCAGCACTGTTAGGATAAGCGATGCTCTTGTATGCGCCGCTGTTAACGGTGGCAGTCATGTTGGTTGCTACGAGGCTCGAGCTGTAAGCACCACCCTTGATGAGGATCTGACGGTCGTTCATCTTCACTACAGGCCAAGTCTTGTTGAACGCGCTAACGCCTGAGTTGGCGATAGTGATGTTCATGCCCTCGATGATGTCGGGCTGTGGGTCTGCGAAAGTGATGATAGTGTCGGCGCCGCTGTTGTAAGAAGCAACAGAGTCAACGTCGCCAGCAGAGATGGTCACGATAGGACCAGTGATGATTGTCTCTACAGGAACACAACCAGTTTGGTTGGCGATACCAAGAAGCTGGTCGCCTGTTCCGTCACCGAAGAGGATATTCCAGTCCTCTGCGAGGTAAACACGGTCGGGAAGGGTAGCGAGCAGATAAGAGCGCAGGAAGATGCGGCTCTTGAGCATGCGCTTAGAAACCTTCAGGTGAGTACCGACGCGAACGGTGGCTGCGGTAACCTCTTTCAGAGAAATGCTGCTCTCTGGGAGCTCGCCGTTCTCAGTCACATAGCGGATGTTGCGGTCTACAGAGTCAACCTGACCGAAGGTGTAGGTTGGGAACTGTGGGTCGCCCTGGAGTACAGGAAGAACGTCACGCAGGTGCAGCTTGGCAGGGTTGTACTTGCTGAAGTAGCGCTGGTCCTGCTGGCTGATGAGGATTGAACCGGTGTAGTTGGCAGTGTCAAGTCCGTTGGCGAACACGCTCACGATGTCCTTCATGCTGAAGCCGTCGAAAGAACCACTCTTGCGAGTGCGGCCCTCTACGAAGTCCTGGAACTTCTCGCTGTCGAACATCTCGTTCAGCTTCTCGTCAAACTTGCTGATAGCCTTGGTGCCAGCAGTACCGGCATTGTTGGCCTTCTCAATCACGTCCATGCTCTTCTTGAGCATCTCGCGCAACTCCTCGTTGTCCTTCACGATCTGTGCGAACTTCTCAGAGTCGTAACCTTTCAACTTGTCGTTGATGGCGTCAAACTGAGCAGTCATGTCTTCTTTGGTGATGTTTCCCTCGTTTGCCTTGTTGACAACGTCACACATAGCACCAAGAATGTTCTCCATGAAGCTCTTCTGCTCGGCGTCCTTGATGTTGTCAAGGTTGTAGCCGAAATCGGATTTCTTAACCTTCATAAGATGAAAAAATTTAAATGGTTAGTGTTTGTCGATTACAGCATTGAGGTTGCCAAAGAAAGTGCTGTTGGCGGCTTTCTCCTCCTGTTCCTCGTCGTCGCGAGTTTCCTCCTCGTCCTCGTCACGAGTGTCTTCTGACGGCTCGTCCTCGGTCTTCTCGGTGGTGGGAGCGGACTGCTCAAGCATGATACTCGAATTATAAACTCTTGAATAGCAATTCGGGCAGAGAGCGTACTCGGCGATGTCTGCCAATGACTTGGTGACCATCTCCTCGTCAATCTTTCCGTCCATCTTGCTCAATACTGGGTCGAGAATGGCAAGCACGGCAGCGCGTATCTCGGGCTTCAGCTTGTTCATCTCTTCACGGACGATGCCGTCACGCAACCACTGGAGATAGCCGTTGGCCGCATCCAGCACTTGCTGCTCGAACGTGTAACGCTCGGCCTCGTCCCACACAAACTCTTGCCCCCAATGGGGG